TGCGTTTGCTATCAGAGATATCGATACCACGTTTGAGCGTTTTCTATTATACTTTAAAAAGAAGTATTTAAATGCATTACCTTTAAAGGGTCCAGACGATACTCGTTTTATTGTAAAACATATTCAAGACTTATATCGTAGAAAAGGTTCTAAAGAAAGTGTAGAACTATTATTTCAAATGTTCTTTGACAATGAGATCGAAGTATTCTATCCTAGCTATTACATTCTACGAGTTTCAGATTCAAAGTATGGGTCAACACGCTATCTTGAAATGGCACCTGTACTTACTATTGTAGATTATCCTATTCGCAAAGGCGATAGAATATCAGGCGATACTTCAAAGGCAGACGCTTTTGTTGATGAACTCGTTTTTCAGACTTTAGATGGTCTGATTGTACCCATTCTATATCTATCAAATTTAAATGGTGCATTTACTAGAGACGATAACTTGCGTGTGCGTGGCGCACGTAATGGTGTAGAAGTTGATCTATATCCAGGGCAAGATATCTTTGGATCGATCACTAGTGCGCCAATTGAAAGAACTAACCGATCAGCAGGCAACAAGCCAGGTGATAAAGTTATTATTAGGTCTAATAAATCAGGCATCAACGCAACTGCCGCAGTATCAGAGATATCTGAAGCAGAAACCGCAGTCATTGATTTTGATATCACAGATGGTGGATGGGGTTATTCAGTTGCAGTAATTGATAATGTTATTCAGACTTCTACAGGTACACTTGCGTTTCAATTGTTTCCAGGCACTTACGCTGATACATACACACCACAAGCTGATAGAAGCGGATTCCCAAAAGTTGGTGATTACTTTATCTCTGATGCTACGCTATCAGCAGGTACAGCAAGATTTAATTCGGGCGAATCTGGTTTATCGGGAGCTACAAACTTTGCGTATGGTCAAGTCGTAGGTATTGATCAAGATAATGATCTAGTATTCGTAAACTTTCCTTCTGCAAATTATAGCTTAATTACTACAGACAATACTTTATATTCAAAACCTTTGAATAACGCAGAACCTTTTAGATATGGGTTCGATGGTTACTTCTATGATAAAGGTTATCTTATTAGTGGTACAGACATTGCATCAGAGTTTTCTCTATTTGTCAATGGTGGATCCTTTGAACCTGGTCTTAATTTATTCTTTGAAGAAAACATCGATGGTAGAAAAAGATTTGACGTAACAGACACTGGCACAATTACTATCGCCGACTATAATGCTGTTAACGAATTCTTCAATGGAGAACTCACAGATCCAACTCAACGTAATTGGATTAGAGTAAATATAGAACAATACCTAATTGCTAATATCGATAAAATTGTTGGACTAAGAGGCGATCTTACTGGTTACTGGTCTGCAATTACAGCCGCAGAGTTTATAAACGATAGTGATCCACACGTGAATCCAGGCACAGCATATCCTAAAAGCGGATATATCACAGCGGTGTCACCGTTTAATAATACTGCTTCATATAGAATTGGTGAAATCGCTGATCCTGAGACAGTTAGTTTTATTCCTGATGTTATCGGTGACTTTGTAGATGTTCGATTAGATAGTATAAACTATGGCATGTCTGGAGATTTGTTTGAGACTTTAGATACTACACTTGCAGAAGCGTTTAAACCTGTTACATATAATATCGGCACTATCAAGAGTTTGATTATTACAGACAATGGTCAAGGTTATCAATCAGATGTTAAAAGTTTAATTACTCAAACTGAAGTTGCGAAGTATGACAAGCGTGACGTTGCTGTTATATTTGAGGATGTTCGCTTTAGTGGATACCAATCAGGTGATATATTTGAGCAAACAATTCAAGTTGAACAAACTCAAAGTGGTATACTAGAAGATTATAAAGTACGAGCAAGATTTCTAAGAAGAGATGGTGACATCTTCTACTTTAGACCAATCACGTTCTACCAGTTTGATAAGAAATTTACAATTGAGTACAGAGGCCTAAGTTACAATGTACTCAGTGTAGCACGTGATGATTTATCACTACCTATTGGTCGTAATGCTGTTATTGACGGTGCGGCAGAGTTTGCACGTGGTCAAATCAAATCTCTTAATATCTTAACTACAGGCTTTAGATATGAAGACAATGAGTTAGTAGATATCATTGGTGATGAGAAACTATTAAAGACAACAGATTCAAATGGCGCAGTTGTAACTATTGATAATCCTAACTACGGTAAAACTGTAGCGACTTCACACTTAGAAGTTCTGGGTACAGGAACAACTGAAGCTGGTTGGCTGACAACTACATCGTTCTTAAATGACCCAACTAAAGTAATACCAGATAACTATTATTACCAAGAGTATTCATTCGATATTCGATCTATACTCGCACCCGAAACATATACAGAGATTGTTACTGATGTTGTTCAGCCAGCGGGCACAAAACAGTTCGGTTCATCTCTCATAAATACAACTAACTACGTAAACGTTGATCTAGATGCGTCTATGGAAATATATGACTTAAGCATTCAACCGCTTGCACAAGAGATTGCTAATACAAATGTTAGCACACTCGGAGCGGTAGTCGCTAACACTGTTGTTGGAGACTTAGTGGCTGTCATACAAACCCTAGATATAGATTCATCAAATACGATAACTCAAGATATTAATGACTAGCAAGGTACCAGAATGGCAAAAGTTGTAACAGAAAACTTTAAAGTAGAAACGACAAACGAACTGTATAACTCATTTCTAAATGAAAATGAGAATGCTATTCAGTCTTTCAAAGAAAGTTTAGAAGCCTATAGTGCAATTAATAACACTGGTTATAAGTATTATTCTTATGTTGTTGGATCTAACGGGTCTGTGACAACATTTGCTACGACCGCAAACATTCATAATGATGTTGTTGTTACAGTTGGTAATATCTTACAAAGTTCAACTAATAATCCACCGGATTACACATTTGATCAAAATACGGGTACTGTTGTTCTCGCTACTGGTGCGCTTACTACTACTGTTAAAATTTGGGGTTTGATTTCTACATTAACAGATACTACAGAGAATGCTATTACTAGTATTGTTAGAGCAGAGATCAATGAGTTCCTACCAGAAAATAATTACTATGTCATGGGTTCTAGTATCGATAAGACGAATGATATTTTAAACTCCCAGTTTGAAAAAAGAGAATTCTTGCGCCGTGTTATTTTTGCAAAGAAAATCGATGTTTCAAATATTAAGTATATGTTTAATAGAATACCTTGGGCTGAAAATACTGTCTATGATGCGTTTGATGATATCGAAGACATTGAAACTCTTAATATGTTTGTAACTGTTCCAGATGGCGAACAGAACGAAGGTCCATATAAAGTATTCAAATGTATATCAAATAATAATGGTGCGCCGTCTATAGCTAAACCTTCTGTTAACAGTGTTGACCCTAATATCGTAGCAACATCATCCGATGGCTATATTTGGAAATACATGTTTAACATACCTGTTTCTGAATATGCAGAATACTCAACACAAGCGTCTCTTCCATATGTCGAAGACGTTAGAGTTACAGGTACTACTAAAGAAGATATCTCTAATATAGTTATTCAAAATACTGTATCTGGATTGTTCTCTGGTTATCTACCTGGTATATTGAAGTTGCAAAGTATTCAAGCAACGTCTGGCGATAATAGATACACATTAGTATTCACAACAAATGAGTCTGCTCCACGATCAGGAAACGGTGCTTATGTAGGAATGTATGTTCGCTTTACCGAAGATGGCGCAGTGTACGACATATTAGATAGTAGTACTCCTAATGCGCTATCAACAAATAAGACATTGCGCATTACTGTTGAGAGTGCTACCGCTTTATCTTATTCTGCTCAAGTTTCAAATGCAAATATTGTACCTAAGATTTCTATTACACCTACTAACGATGTAGCGACTGGAACTAACGCAATAGCATGGGGTTCACTAGACGCAAACGGAACATTAAATGGTGTTAATTTTAATGAAAGAGGTAATAGTTACAAGTACGCTACAGCTAGTATATCTTTACCGCTACCATTACAACAGACTTATCCAGACCCTAGTTTAGCGGCTTCTTTACGTGTTATTCTATCACCAACAGGTGGTCACGGTAAAGACCCTATTTCAGAATTGTTTATGAGTCGATTAGCATTCATCACAAACTTCTTTACAGATAGTGGTTCAGTAATTCCAGACAGTGGTACATATACTAAAGTTGGTTTAGTTAAAGATCCAACATTTTCTGATGCTACGTTCCCGACCACAATGGATAACAGACTTAAAATTAAGATTACAGGTTCAACTGCGCCAAACGTTAATGTTGGGCAATACTTAGTTGAACAACAAGCAACGCAAATGATACATGCTAGAGTGCATGAAGTAAAACAAGAAAATAGTGTTTGGTACATATATTGTGTCGATTACACTGGTGATTTTAACTCTACGTTTACTTTGGGTGCAACTTTAAGCGCAAAAGATACATTAGTTGGCTTAACCACTGAAACTGTGACTATAAATAGTTCTAGTGGTTCAATCACTTATGGTACTTACGTCCCCTTTAGTGGTGAACTTTTACACTTTGTAGACTTCGCCGCTATTAGTAGAGACGCAGACAGAAAAGAAAAAATTAAATTCGTATTTGACTTCTAGGAAAGACTTATAAATGGGCATTAATACAGACTTAAACATTGATCCGTATTTCGATGATTTTGATCAGACAAAACAATTTAGTCGTGTTTTGTTTCGTCCTGCACGTGCCGTTCAAGCACGTGAATTGACGCAACTACAAACGATCTTACAAAATCAAGTAGAACGTTTCGGTTCAAATGTTTACAAAGAAGGCACCATTATAAGTGGTGTTAATATTTCAAACAGACCTGACATCTACTATGTTAAAATCACGGATTCTGGTATCACAGATCCTAATGTATATTCACAGACATATACAGATGACGGCGTAGCTAGAAACTTTCAACTAGAAGGCGCAGGCTCTGGTCTGATTGCTGATATTATTATAGGCGAAAATGGTTTTGAGACACGTGCCCCAAATCTCAAAACTTTCTATATCGTTTATAAGAATACTACGACTTCAGGTACGACAGAGATCAAGCGATTTAACCAAGGTGAAACTCTAAAGCTAATTGACCCTGATGGTAATGAAGTTCCAACAAACGGAATAACAGTTGCTACAGTTTCAAATCATGCTGGCAGTTCATATGGTATGCAGATCGATGAAGGTATCATCTTTCAAAAAGGTCACTTCATATTTGTAGAAGAACAGTTCGTAATTATTTCTAAGTATGATAATATTCCAGATGACGTTTCAGTCGGCTTTAGCGTAGAAGAAAGTATTGTAGAGTACGGAGCAGACTTAAGTTTGCTTGACAACGCACAAGGCTTTAACAATGTTAATGCACCTGGTGCAGACAGACTAAAACTACGTCCAGTTCTTACTGCGGTTGCATCAGGATCAGAACCAGAAGAATTCTTTGCAATAGCTAGATTTGAATCTGGTAGTCAAATTTCACTAAGAGATGTTACAGCATTTAACGTTGTTGCAGAGGCAATGGCACGTAGAACATACGAAGAAAGTGGTAACTACACTATTCGTGGCTTAGACGTTAGCTTACAGATCCCAACACCTTCAATAGACGCTGATGAGAATCCAATTGCATATGCAGTCATAAGCCCAGGTAAGGCTTACGCATTTGGACATGAAGTCATCAACATGTCTCCTAGAAAATTACGTATTCCTTTCGAAAGCGAAACTACTACTAAGCTACAGCAAGCGATTACTTCTTCTTATGGTCAATACTTTGTTGTCGATACAGCTCACGATGTAGTTCTTAACTCATTTACGTTAGGCGCACAAGCTGATCTATTTGCTACAAACGGATCTACTAAGATTGGTACATGTTTTGTTAGAAGCGTTTCGCCTGGTAGAATTTACGTATTTGGTATAGAGAAGCTTGCTGGACAAGAAGCTTCTCCTATTTTCTTTGTTGGTGGCACACCAATTACTCAAGCAGGTGGCGTACCTATTCCTGTTAGAGGCACACGTAATAGTGCATTAATCTTTAATGGTGGTAACCCAACTACGAAATCAATTCAAAACGTTTTGTTCACTAAGAGAATGAAGCAAATTATCACTTCAACTAATATTAATACATCAACTAACGTTGTAGTTATTCCTAATACTTCTCAGTACACACCAAAGACATCTAACGTTGTACTTGTAACAAATACAAATCGTGCAGTAGCGATTACTAATACTACCACTACTAACGGCGACATCTCGTTAACATATAACGATGCAAATGGCGATCCAGCCTTTGTTTACTTTGATGCAATCTTCTCTGGTACAAACGCAGACACTATTCAGCAAATGACAGTATACGTTAAGACTACTGTATCTGCTGGCGTTGCTAACTTAGGACTTCCTAATGTTGTTAAAATCGAGAGTGTCATAAACCAAGCTAGTGATGGTACAGGCACAGAAGATGTGACTGGTCGATTTACATTAAACGGTGGACAGAAAGACGGATACTACGATAAGTCTAGTATGTCAATCAAGCGTGGCGCAACAGCAGTCCAAGCTAGTGATATCTTACTAGTTAAAATGATCGTATTCCGTAGAATTTCAAACGTAGTCAACGGATATCTTGACGCAAGCAGTTATGCAAACGTAGACGCCAACTTAATTAGAAACTATTCGTCTAACGAAGGTAGAGTGTATAGCTTGCTAGGGTCTATTGACTTTAGACCATATGCTGGCTTTCAAGGCTCATATGCTATTTCTGCTCAAGGCGCAGAAAACATTGGTGCTAGAACAGCATTAAACTTTAGTGACTTCATTCCTATCTCTGACGGTGGCACAATCATCGCAGACTTCGAATACTACCTACCTAGATTTGATGCTATCGCAATCGATGATCTAGGAGAGTTTGTAATAATCAAGGGCAATGGATCTGAAAATCCAAGACTTCCTAACTTAACAGATGTATTTACTCTAGGCGAATTATATGTCCCTGGAGTACCAACTGCAATTACTGGCGATAATGCAATGAGGCTCAAGTCTCGTTCAACTCGCAACTATACAATGCGTGATATTGAGCAAATCGACAAAAAAGTTGATAGACTTACAGAAGCAGTCTCGCTATCATTGTTAGAATCTGAAGCTGAAAGTTTAACGATCACAGATGCCAATGGTGATAATCGATTTAAGAATGGTATTCTTGTAGATAACTTCAAGTCTCTGCTAGTCGCAGACATGGTAGACACAGATTTTAAAGCAAGTATTGAGCAAAGCTATCGTATCGCTACACCTTCAATACAGCAATTCCCGATTGACTTAGAAGTAAGTGGCAATTCAAATGTGACTAACTATGCCGATATCTCGCTTCTTTCTGATGACGGTAACAAAGTAAAAGTAATCGATCAGAAGTTTGCAACAGATTATCGTAATGCTGTATCTAACTTTTACAACTACAAAGGTAAGATGCAACTGTACCCAGAATTTGATTCTGGTTATGATGTTATTAACAACCCAGCGGTTAATATTGGTATTGACATTGCAACACCAATTTTAGATTTAGTAGAAAACTTACAAGAGTTTGTACCATTAACTCGTTCAAGTTCTTCGTCTTCAACTAGTAGTAATACTACTAATGGTGGCGGCGGTAGAACTATTTCTACAACTACATCTATTACAACTGTAACAGAAAGCCTTGTAAGTGAAGTTACAGAAAGCACTGCATCAGTAGGAGAGTTTGTAACAGATATTAACTTTAGACCTTATTTACAAAGACGCTTAGTGCAAATTTACGTAACAGGACTAAGAGCTAATACAGTTCATCACTTATTCTTTGACGAAGAAAATGTAGATCGTCTTGTACGACCTGGCGCATTGATTTCGAATTCGACTACACGTGGTACTGCCACGGGTGTAACTGCTAGACAAGTGTATCCAGTAGGAACTTACACTGACAATATTAGAACAGATGGTTCTGGTGTATTAGCCGCAGTCTTTGAAATTCCAGAAAGCACTTATTTCGTAGGTGAACATGAAGTTAGAGTTGCAGACGTAGACCAGTATTCAAGTATATCTTCTGGTGGTACATCACGTGCAAAAGGTGCATATCGAGGATACAACTTCGATGTGGGTAAAACTGAGTTGACAACAACAACTAGAACACCATCATTTGATGTTGATGAAACTGTTACTACAACTCATAACACAACATCTCGCTTTATACCTAACCCGAGACCTGAACCTAATCCTGGCGAAGAAGGATGGGAGTCATGTTTCGTAGCAGGCACAATCGTTTCTCTAGCAGATGGTGCGAAGAAGAAGATTGAAGAAGTTGAAATCGGTGAAAAGCTTATCGGTCAAGACGGCTCAATCAACACTGTGCTTGAATTTGATCATCCACCACTAAATGGTCGTGATCTTGTAGGCATCAATGAAAGCGGTCCTTTCTGTACACCAGAGCATCCAGTCTTTACTAAAGATGGTTGGAAAGCCCCACGTATGAATGACACACTAGTTGCTTATCCACACCTTGAGTCAATCATGGTTGGAGACTTAGCAGTCGGTGATGAAATCCTTACAGAGCAAGGTGATTACATAACAGTTGAAACTATTGAATGGCATACAGATGAGAAAGAGCAACAAGTCTTTAACTTTATCTTAGATGGCAACAATACATATTTTGCTGATGGATTACTAGTCCATAACCGTGACCCGCTCTCACAGACGTTCTTTGTGAAGCGTGGCATGGCTAGAGGCGCAACATCAATCTTTATACGAGATGTCGATCTCTTCTTCAAAGCAAGAGCAAATGGGCAAAGTAGTATGGCTGATGTCACAACAAACGGTGTGACTATTGAGATGCGTGAAGTTATCAACGGCTATCCAGCAGAAGCAGTTCTACCATTTGGTAAGAAGCATCTTAAGCCAAGCGAAGTTAGTCTATCAGACGATGCTTCTGTTGCAACTAACATTGTCTTCGATAACCCGTTAAGATTAAATGTTGAAAAAGAATATGCGATTGTCGTAGCACCTGATGCATTAGATCCAAACTATCTAGTCTTTACATCTAAAGTAGGTGGAACAGACTTGCAGAGTGGATTGTCTGTAACACACGATTGGGGTGACGGCGTACTCTTTACTTCAACAAACAACAAAGCATGGAAGTCTTACCAAGATGAAGACGTTAAGTTCAAGTTAAATAGACTTGAGTTTGCTGGATCATCTGGATCAGTAGACTTTGTTCCTAAGAAAATGGAATTCTTATCACTATCTGGATTAGCTAATACATTCTCTATTGATGAGCTAGTTTATACTACAAAGAGTAATGTCACATATCCAGTAACTTGGACAGGATACAACTTGCTTGCTGGAACTGTAGCACCAACTACAGGATATACAGATAATATTCAAACAGCACAAACTATTACAATACCTCAGACTACAGTTAACTTCTCTCAAGGAGACTACGTTTTAATTACTCAAGGCGCTCATAAGCACCTAGCAAAAGTACTTACCTTGACAGAAACGAATGCTAGTACGGTGATTATTCTTGACACCCCACCTTCAGCATTCTTAGATGCCGCATCTACTGCATTAGCATCTATTCAATTAGCTGTCGCTGGTAAAGTTTCACATTGGGATAGACGTAATCCAAACGTTATACACTTAAAAGAATCTTCTGCTTCGGTAACTAAACATTTCGTAGCGACTGATGTGATTTACGGTACAGAGGGTACTGGTACTGCAACAGTTGTAAGTGTAGATGATATTTCACTATCTTACTTCCAACCAATGATTTATCAGAGTAACACATCCAGAACGTTCACATCGTTTAAACTTAAAAATGATGATAGCGAAGGTACATATCGTGCTATACCAAGCAATGATGCAACGTATCTAACAAATGGTGTGAAGAAGATTAATTCTACATCTAACATTGTAAATGCTGACCCAAATACTGCTGAAGCGCAATCATTTGTAGTTAAAGTCGGACTAAACAATGGCGGCTATACAACTTCATCACCTATTATCGATGATGATCTCTCTACAGTAAATGCTTATCAGTATAAGATTGCAAATGTCGCTAACGACTCCTCTTCTTATGTGTCTAAAAAGGTTATACTAGAAGATGAAATCGATGCAGTCGGTCTGAAAGTTATTCTATCTGCATATAGACCACCAGGTACTATGATTGACGTTCAAGCGAAGTTTGTGTATCCTGAAGATATGGATTCTGATAGTGGTTGGATATCACTAGATCAAGCATCTGGCGGTGACATACTATTCTCAAATGCTTCTAATATCAGAGACTATCGTGAGTTTGAATATGACTTGAATGAAACTACATATGACATTAAGTACACTTCATTCCAAGTCAGAATTATTATGAGACACGCAACAGGCGATGAGATGATTGCGCAGGGACTATCTGGTATTACGCCAGACGTACACATCTTTGCTCACGTAAACGACTATAGAGCGATTGCACTAACATGACACAGAAATATGTAAGACAAGACAAAGCGATTGTGAATGCTGATCTAAGAGCTTATCAGGCAGCCAAAAAAAGGCGAGAGCGTGATAAGCACATAGACGGCTTAGAGCAAAGAATAAATAGACTAGAAGAGGCATTTATTCACCTAGAGAAAACTCTACATATTTGTAAAAGAGAAGAACAGCTATGAGCGTAACTTTAACACCCATTGTTAATACTAACACATTCGGAGTTTGGAAAGACCGAACAAACGAACTCATCTCCGCTGTAGCTGACACTGCTAGTTTAGGCGGAACGATTACTGATAACCCTAGTGCTTCACTATGGATTAATGGTGATATCATTTCAACTGCAAATGTTGTTTCTGATGTAATCAATCCGTACAACACTGCACTAGGCTTTAATCTTGTTACTATCAACGGCGAAACTAGACTTGAAGGCGATTCATATGTTGACGGTGAACTAACTATCGGTAATGATGGCACAGGAAACACTACACTCACATTTGCTGATAGCAATGAAGCTGATAGCTGGATCATCACCGCAGATCATGCAAACCGATTTAGTATTACAAATGCAGATGGTTCAAAAGCACTTACCATCAACGAAAACACTAATGTTATTACAGCAACAGGTCTAACACTTGATGCAAGTATTCTTCCAACGTCTGGTGTGTTTCCTAACG